CAGGAACTTCTGACCCGACTCTGAATTGTAGATTGCCCAGGGACTGATTCGACCTGCAGTGATTGCATAACACACTGCATTGGTGTTGCCATATCTCAAACAGTCCTGTGGTTGTGCTGAATTCTTTTCAGCCCATTCTATACCAAACTCTATGGCTCTGGTCAATGCATCATCCACTGCTTCGTGTTGCAGGTGATACAGCAAGTATTCAGTGTAGACTTTGTCTGAACACCAGTTGTCAATTTTTTTGTTGTGCTTCAACAACCAATCAATCATGCGTGGGGGATTTATTACCCTAGTATCTATACAGTAACGTCCAAACTTCACAAATGCTCGGTAGTAAGGACTGTCTGCAAACTCGTCAAATGACTTGGCTTTGCTGCCGCCTTGCACCATGCGATAAAACTGCAGATAGGCCTGCAAGCCCAACTGCACACCGCGCTCACTCTGCTCCATGCGTCGACGTTTGGGTTCGCACATGTGAGCCACAATGGTGCTTTCACGTGCAAATGTTTTTTTACAATATTCACACACAAAGCTCATGCTAGTATTTTATGCTCTTGGATGTAGTCTGTCAAGTATTGATTCAATATGTGATGGTGGCCGGCAGCTGGATGCACCATTTCGGGCGGTACGTAAGGATGGCCTGGTGCGTATATTGTGGGCTGTACTCCTTGCTCATGTTGCCAGGCCACTGCTCGCCAGGCCAACCCGTTTATGATTTCTGGGCGATTGCGCATCGGGGCAAATCTGGCATCAGACAGTATTTCTTGATATAAATTGTCAGCTTGTTGAAATACCAACACACGATGTCCGCGCATTTTTATACTGTCCACTGTGGCCAGGATACGATACATTAAATCTTCAGTGCGATCCAGGATACTGTCGCTTTCATACTTTAACTTGAGCTCTACATACTGTTCACTATTTTTGGTAGTCCAATGCTGCATCCAACGATTTTGAAACTGTTGATTTTGAGGATTGGTCCAACGTCCTTCAAACAGATCACGATCATCCAGTATGGGAATTTCTAAACGGCTTACAAATGTCATGCCCATCACATACAATGTGTTGTAGCCTGGATTGTAACTGTGCTTGTGTACTGTGCGTAAGATGCGACTGTTGGCACTGCCACCAATGGCCAAGCTCACTGCGTTGATTGCACCTGCGGGAGTTCTAATGTCCAGTCGTTCAGCTAGGTCTACATGTCCGTCACCAAACGCATAGGTTTCCATGTAGCTACAACCATTGACCACTAACTGCTCGATCATTTTGTGTCCTGCCCGCTTTGTTTAAGATACTCTTTGATCTCTTTGTCTGTGATAATTTGCATCATGACATCAATCTCGTCATCCTTGTGAGTGGGATAAATGGCCATTAACTGTTTGCGCTTGGCACTAACCCCGGCTTCCCTTTTTTTGGGCGCAATCCAGACATGTCTAGGAGTGCCCATGTCTGGACTGACTGCAGTGGCCATCAACCACTGTAGCTTTTTGTGTGCTGTGGTGTTGACTGCAAAGAAGTGTTTGTTGAGGCGCTCGTTGGTGGAGATAACATAGAACTCTTGTAGATCTCGCGACCCTTCTACTGCGCTACCCCAGCGAATCATCAAGTACGGCGAAAACTTTTTTCGTTCTTCGTCTGTGAGTTCGTTGTAGAAGTCTCGATTTTTGCGATCAAATTGTCGCATCTCGTTGGCAATGCTTAGTTTATCACTCATCTGTTTTACTCAAGTTGTAGATCATTATAGCACGATCTAGGGCATCTTGTAAAGTGGGATTGGTGCGAGCAGTACGGCGTATGTCTCCCCAGAGTTTGTCTTGACGCATGTGATCATGCAAGGGCCGCCCATCAGCAGTGCGTGAGTCTGAAGTTTTGTAAGGATCATAGTCTGCACCAGATTCGTATCCTACCACTTGACGTGTGCTTGGATCAGCGCCCGACTCTCGTGCATACACAATACCATCAGCACGTTCATAGATGTATGTTGCGCCTGGCTTCAACGTACCCATTAGTGATTCCTTGTGCCATCAAACACACAGTTGAATACCAAGTGCATTTCGCCATCGTTGATTACTCGGTGAAATGCACCATCGGGAATCAAGATAATATCTCCGGCACTGACTCTAAACTTTTCATTGTCTACCAGCATCATGCCTGTGCCTTGCACAAAGAAGTAAACTTCTTCCTGGCCCTCGTGACTGTGCCCACGTGTGGCCTGGCCTCGATACAGTTTGGTCGAACTCAACACAAGATTTTTCAAGGTCTTGTTGTCTTTAAGCAAGTAGGTTTCGTTGTCTTTGACAATTTCGCCACCAACATCATGATTAGTATATTTCAAGTTCATAGTATCACCATGCTTTGTTGTAGTCCACAATTTCGCAGTTGCGACTGACATCCTTGACAAAATAAACGCAGTCAGGTTCAGGATCATCACTCAACGGCACTGCCAGCATTTGTCCATTTTTAAGTTTGGGTGCATACCACGAAACTTCATGATACACATCCAGGATCTCAATGTCGGGAAAACTAGGACGAAAGCTGGTCAACGGATTGAATTGAAATACTCGGAATCCTCGGTCGTTGATCGAAGTCAAAGGCAACACTTCAAGGTCGCCTACTTCGGGTTCACCAATCAGGATCTGCCAGTCCATGGGCATACGCACTGTGTTGTTGCCTATCCTCAATACCAGGGCTGGTGCAGTAAAACTTTCCAAAAAGATAAGTGGTATAAAATGATAATCTGGGTCTGCCGGATTTGAATTGTCTAGGATAGCAAATCGCATGTCGTCAATTTCTTCAGGCAGGTGATCTAGATTGTAGTGTTGATTGTCTAAGGTTAGTATACGCATATAATTTTATTTTAACATCATTGTTTCAAACTGTCAACAATTTTACAATGTATCTTGGCAGCAACTATTTCTTGCGTAGCTCGATCAGTGTGAAACGGGGAATCGTATTCTCGGTTGGATTCTGAAAATTTGTAAGCTGGAGCTCCAATATCGTCGTCGTTGAAACACAAAGTTTTTATGCCTTGCTTTTCGCAGCGACTTTCCCAATATTCAAAAATCCACCGATCTGTTTGTGTCTGTAAAGTATCATTGTACAGATATTTGAAATATAAATTAACCGCAGTTATTTGTTCTTTGGTCAGCTTAAAAAACGGGCTATTTTCCATGTTCAATCTTCCGGTGCTGATAATCATACTTCCTTCTTTGCTATTGTCATCAGCACCTACACCTCCAACGTAAGGTGTATGCGAACTAGAAAAACAAGGATCGTAGTAGATAAAATTTTTTAGACTGTCAGTGGTATTATAGTATGCATCTCTTACATACAAATCTAGTCTGCTGCTCCATGTTCTATTGTAAACAATTATGTCAGGATTGAGCTTTGTTGCTTGCTCAATTTGAAACCAGATAGCTGTATTACTCATAGCACCGTGAGCAAGATTCAGCACTTGGTATCCGTACTGATCTTCCAGTATCTGACTAAAGTGAGCTCGTGGTCCAGGCAGCAGACTTTCTTGGTTACTGCTTGCACAAAAACTATCACCGCATACAATTATTTTCATGCTATTTTCATCCAGTCTAATTTTTCCGCAGTAAACGGATAGTTGGCATCTCGATAAAACTGTTTGCGTTTGGTCAAGTGACGCTTGGCAAACTTGCAGGTACTTGTCACGTCCCAGATTTGTACGTGGTCTTTGTCCTCTGCTTTTCTAATACCTCGCCCAATACTTTGAATAACACGTACAAAGCTCTTACCAGGTTCAACAAGCACCAAATTAAAAATGCGAGGAATATTGATACCCACGGCTGCAACTCCGTATGTGGCCACAATGATTTTGTCTGTTGCGTTGGCCACTTGATCATATTCATCCTGTCGGTCTTTTGATTTGGTTGCACCACTCACAAACACCGCTTTGTCACCCAGCCTTGCTACTAGCTCAGTGCCTGCTGCCACACGGTCTACTAGTACCAAGGTATTGCCAGTTTCATTGATCTGCAGGATCAGCCCTGCCATGGCGTCTAGCCTACCCTTCTCCTCCAGCAAGTATTTGAGCTCACTTTGATAGTTGCTGAACTCCACATGGTCCAACAGTTGTACAATGTTCACATGGCACTGTGCCAACACACCACGGTCCTGTAGTTCACTGGCACTGAGCTTGCTGATAACTGGTCCCAGGCTCACCAACAGGCTTTGGCTTTCAAACTTTTCTTTGGGCACTGTGCCCGTGAGTCCCCAACGAATTGGCACTCGCGACATCACACCTGTAAGCATGGTTTTGAGTGCATCTGCTTTGGCCATGTGTACCTCGTCCACAATCACACACACCACACCTTCCATAAAGTCCAGCATGGTAAAGTCTGCCGCACCGCTGGCTGAGTTTTTCATCAGCACATTGAGACTTTGCCAAGTGCAAATGGTATGCGTCTTGCCCAGCTCTTTGCGATCGCCAAAATACACACCCACATCCAGTCCTAGATTGATGTAGTCCTTTTCAGTCTGCCGCACAAGATCTTTGTTGGGCACAATAATGATGGACCTGCCATATTTTTGCACGTTCCAACTCAGAGCTGCTGTCATCAGGGTCTTGCCTGCACCTGTGGCCACTTCTTGAATACACTGTGGGTTCTGTAGATAATTATTCACAATCTCTACCTGATAGTCACGCAACATCACAGGCTGTCCTGCCATAGGATGCCCCACAGGCCACATTGTGTCCTGGAATGTGTGTTCCTGCATGGCATCAAATTCAAATGTGTTGGAGTAATCACGCTGATCATCCAGTTCAATGTTGTAGTCGTACTGCTCCAGGATGGGAATGATCTCGGGCAATAGATTGATATAACTGCTGCCGCCCAACTGAAAGTAGGCCACTTTGCCATCCCACCGACCCAGTCTCACAGCAGGTTGATACCGTGCTCCGGGTATTTCGTACTTGAATGTGTTCACTAGTTTTTTACGCACATCAAGATCTAGCCCCTCTATCTTGATATTGACTTCGTCTCGGATTACTATGGTTGCTAATTTCATTGTATATGTATATTTGTCACTTGTTGTCTGACTGCTATTTCCTGCAACAATTGATCTCGTGGCATGGTCTCTATCAGCTGTGCCACCGGAAACCGCAATGGTTGTAGTTGCGTGTTGTCAAAAGATTCAAACCCACGATTGTGAAAAAACTCACGGTGTGTTGAGTAGTATTGTTGCATACTTGCATGGGTTTTGTCAAGTGCTGGTGTGTCGTATTCAAAAAATCTCACCACAAAGTCACTGCTGTAGTACGAGAATGGACGAAATGCATCATCTCCAATGTAGCGATCATTGTCTCTGGCAAGATCTTCTAGAGTCTTGCCTATTTCGCAATAGTTCAAACACACACTACCCCAGGGAGGGTTCACAGTACCGTATTGTTGTTGTACAGTCAGAGGCAAGGTGTGTTGTTTGGGTTGTCCATACCAGGTACACACCAGCCTAGGGGTCGGTGCAGACTGAGCAGTTTCACATCGGTGTACAGCCAAGTTGAGATCAGCCAGTGCGGTCCGAACCCAATCAGGAGCAGACATCCAGTATTCACTGTTCTGCTGATCCAACAGGCCGTGATATCGTTCAAAGATATTGTGCAGATAGTTCAGGGTGTCTTGATCATGCACATCTGTCAATGCACGGTCTGCAATGTGCTGGTACTGATTGATGATGGTTACACAACGATTAATTTCTGTCAATGCACGATCTGCTTCTGTTTTGGCACTGTCAAAACCGTAGAAACGTCGAGGGTGATCCAAGGGCCAAGCATGGCGTTGACTCATTCTCTCTTGCCACAGCTCTGCTACAGGTGTGGCCAACACATGAAATTGCAATGTCAGATCTTCAAGCTCAATATACAAAATGCTCATAACTGTAGTATATATTGTTGTGACTATCAAGTCAAAAAAGTAGGTACCTTTTTAGGGGTACCTACTATAAAGCCTGGGCCGGAGCCAACCGTGTAATGCCCAGGAAAAAAGAAAACAAAATAAACTACATCTACTTTGCTACCACTCGAAAACCCTGTTGCTGTTGTTCGTCTGCTTCGTGCCGAGTATCAACGACAAACAAAAACAAATCGCCATCCCAAATTTCAAACATTTGTCAATTCCTTTATTTCATATCCTGAGTGCGGGTACCTTGCAATCAACCATTCCAACAGACCTGGTTCCCAAGGCAGTGTAATATCACCTGCACGATTAGCAATGTATTTTACTGTCATGTATATTCCTTAAAAAATTGCATTGGCCGCGGCTGCGGCATTCCAGGCACTAAACACAATGCTGGTCCAACCCAGGCCATTGTGCCCAGCTTCAAAATCACGCTTGGCCCATTTCAGCATGAGCCATGCAAGAAAAATATTCAAAATGACCCATACGCTCATAACACCACCGCAATCAAAAAAATAAACAAAGCCACAACAGGATGTCCAAACAACAAGGCCATCATGGCAAGTATGGTTCCATAGAAGGCCTTGTCACTGCTCATTAGGCACTCTTCATGCAAGTAGTCTCTGCCAACCGCTTCCAGTTCAGCATACTCATCTTGCGCAAGTCTGCAATCTTGATTGCCATACGCAAGCTCATTTCACGCAGTCGATCCTGATTCACATTCATAAAGTCAATGATCTCGTCTTGCACTTCGGGTGCAAAGTCGTAGTCCGCAAACAACACGCCGTCTTTGGCAATTTGCTTGATACGCAAGATCTTGTCACGCATGGTGTCCAAGGTCAAGTCCAAGTAGTGGCATCGGCTTTGCAATGCATCCAAGTGGTCCCGCAGTTTCTGCGATTTCATCTTGTCAAACTTCAAGTTGGTGATAAAGATGGCACTGCCTTTGAATTCAAAACTGTCCGGGATGCCTTCGCGACGCAGGCTGCTGGATTCACTCAACCAGGAAATCTTGCGCTTCTTGCCTGAGTCCAGAGCACCCTTGAGCAAGTTAAGAGCTACGTCATCCAGCAAAATGCTGTCGCAGTCGTCAAACACCACAACACAATTCTCGTCTGAGTACTTGTACAGTGTCTGATACAGGCCGATAGGAGTAGCACTGCCTTTGACAACTTCGGCTCGCAGTCGCTTGCCTGCCAGCTTGTCGAACATTGTGGCCTTGTCAATTTCTTGCTCAACGCCAAAGCTCTTGCCCACGCCAGGAGGGCCGCTCACAATCATGGCACGGATGTCGCCGCTGACAGTGGCTTTGGTCATTTCGTGCAGGATGTCAAAACGCTCACGGATACGATCCATGGCTTGCTCATCAGTTTCTGTTGCACGGGACAGGATTGGCTCTGCGGGTTTTTCTGTAGTCATGCCGTTAGTATACTCAATATCAGAGATGTTGTCTACACTGATACGAATCGTTTCAGGGCAGTTCGGGAAAGCGCCGTTGTTTTTAACAGTAACATAGTTACCTTTGGCACCGGATTGGAAACCGCTCACAAGAAAGAATTCTTGATTACGGACGGGTTTGTTACGGTAGGTACCGTTTACTACGCGAATTGCACTCATGGTTGGCTCCTTTAGTGTGCGTTAAAATTATATTATAGCAAATTGGGAATTAAGCGTCAACCTTGACACCGTCGATTCCAAACTGTTCCAGCAACACGGCACGACAAGCATCTACGGTGCGTTTGGTTACTACCACCTTACCACCAAAGAACCCCACGTAGAGATTGCGATGCTCTACAAACTTGATTGCACCGTCGGCGCCAGTGTGCTTTTGACGGGCTGTGGATTTGGCCACTGTCTTTTTAACCGCAGGCTTTGGTGTGGGTTTCACAGCCTTTTCTGCTGTCACAGGCACTTGAGCTTTGGAGGCAGAGTTTGCAAACCCATGCTTCTTGTCATACTTGGCAATCTGCTCAGGAGTCATTCCCCAGGTAGCCAGCAGTCGTTTGACTTCTGTTCCAGGCAGTTGATTCCAATGAATGATCTTGTCGGTCCAGTTCTGCATGTTGGCTCCTTTTAGTTACTATACAAGTATTATAACAAATTGGGAATTATTGGTCAATCTGTGCGGCCATGGCGTAAATTTCCATGTATTTGTGGTAAGCTTCTACAGTCTTTTGGCTATAGACCATGCGGCCGTTGATCTGAATGTCTTTGATCAGTTCAAAAAATTCCATGCCCAAAAACTTACACTCTTTGTCAAGTTGGGCCATTGCTGTGGATCTTTGCATGACTGTTCCTTTTTGTTTCTCTATGCTATATTATAGCAAATTGGGAATATTTGGTCAACCGCGGTTTTAAGCTGTTTTTGTGTGCTTTGATGCGTTTGTGCAACATCTAGGGAAATTAAACGCCCTTGAAGTGAAAAATGTGTACTTTAGTACTAGTTTTAGGGGGTAAAACTGCAAACTCAAGTACTACTTTTAGCCCGGTTATTCCGCAAGGCCCACGCTCTTCTTGATTTCGTAACGAGCAATCTTCTCGTCAAAGTACATGCGGGTACCTTCCATGTAAGGACTCGCTACCACAATTTCGCCTAGTTCTTGAGCCAAGGCTTGGGCAAATTTAGTCAGAATACTGGGAGTATCTTCTGACTGATCCATGGGATCTCGGTCCAGAATCTCTTGATAATCGTTAATGAGTTTTTGTATATTTTGATGTATCATTTTGGCTCCTTTTTGTTTCTCTATGCTATATTATAGCAAAATGGGAATATTCGGTCAACTGGGCACAGTGTGGCAAAAAAGCCACACTTTTTGCTTAATGTTTAGACAACAAGGCAAAGATGCTGTTTTGCAGTTCTGCAACCTCGTCGTGCGGCACATAGAAGTCGGTAGTAGGATCGTAGTACTGTCCTTCTCGTGGATCATAGTACAGTACAGCACCATTTGGGTAGTGAAACGGACCTTCCAATCCCTTGCGTGGACCGTATTCTTTGTTGTGCTTGAAAACGATGTAGCTCATGGTGGCTCCTTTGTTGCTATGTTGTTATTATAGCAAATTGGGATTAATTTGTCAACACCAGTGTGCCTGCACTATAGGATCATTGATTTGGTGCGGTTTTGGTTGACCGTGAAATACTATCACACTAGCATCAGGATCAACGTGTGCCGCGGCACCAGGAGCACGATGTCGACGTCGCGGGAAATCGTATCCGCCTTCTTGGCATTGCCAACGCCAACTTTGAAAATGCTGATCTGGCCAAAAACGTTTGTGCTTTGGTGTGATCACACTGTTGATGTAGTCTTGGTCGCCATGGTGTCGCCGTATCACTGTGTCGCGAGATTCCAGGCAGAACTGGTCCCATACCCAGGCATATTGACCAACATTCCACCACATCATGCTGGAATTCATGGAACTACAGGTATGCTGTAGATATCTGAAATCTCGTATGGTCCAAAAATAATCTGGGTTGGATGCTGTGACCCAATCAAGGCTGTTGAACACTACCACGTCCAGATCCAAATACAGCAGATTTCCGCCAAAGTGTGCAGGATTGAACAACTGCATCTTGTACCACCAAGACCGTTTGGGACCTCTGACTTCGGGCCATTCTTCAAGACAGTGCTTGATCATGTGTGGCGGAACGTATCGGTCTGCTTCAGTGTACACATGAAAACGTATGCCAGCAGTGATTTGACGACTCAACATGTTGTACAGTCGGTCAACATAGGTCCAGTCATAGCCGTTGCTGTGTATTACACAGGCACAGTCTATGGGGCCTGTAATGATGGGGCGATTCTTGATAGCCATGATCCTTTTTTTATTTCATCCACTGTGTATTCTGTGTGACAAATCTGAGTAAGCCATAGATCTCGGTCTGTCACATAAGGCTGCTCAATTTGTGCAACGTCTACGCCCACAGGATGTGCCAAACTGCTGACATCAACCACAGGACGAACGCCAGCAATGGCGGCTTGAATTCCTGGCCCTGAATTGTAGTTGACCACAGCATGGCAATTATAGTGCAGATTGTAACTGTCATAGGTGTTGATCACCCGTTGTGGTTGTTGCACAGTGACATTGTTGGGCAACGGTGGCAACGCTGTACGACATCTTGGGTGTGGCCTTACTACAATGGGCCGGTCTGTATGGTTTCGCAGTGTGGCCACAGTGTTTTGTATCCATTGTGTCATGTTGGGCACAGCAGCCACTTGATGACTGTGAGTGTGTTGCAAAGCTATCACAATGTGTTCAGCAGGCTGAGTTTGTGTGGCCAAGCTGATGCCTAATTTGTGAGGACGGTCCCAGTCCAGATTGTCAGTGTGCCCGTAGTAACCTTCAGCAGTGACATTGTTCACAGCTATCTTCCAGGTGTTGCCACGATACAGTGCACCCACTTCCACAATGATCACTGGCCGGTTCTGTGCTCTGTAGTGATGATACACTGCTTGATTTGGGGCCATGCGTCCGTGCCACAACACTGACCATATCACCGCGGCGTCTGAGTTCAGTGAGTTTTCTTGAGTTTGATGTCCAGCAGCCTGCAAACAGTCCAACACTGCTTCCATCACAGGTGCGCCATTGAGTGCAACTTGTTCGGGAAAATAAGCAATTTTCATACAGGATATTTACGCTGTTAAATACCTGCTATGATATTACCACAAATGCACGGTAGCCGAGCACCGTGTGACTTTTTCATTTATTCAGCCTGCGATCGTGACTATTTTGATCAGTTTGCTCGTGAACTGATCAACAGCATCCAGGCCAACTCGCCCGATCACTTGCACCTGCACATTTTCAATCCGCGGCCGGATCAACTAGATTATTGTGCCGCGCAACCAGGTGTCAGTGTGAGCCATGAACACGTGAGTGCATCGTTGTTTGATGCGGCTGCGGCACAGTGGGCCAGGCCTGTTGCTGATCCTGT